CTTGCTTGTTTGGAAACCTTTAGGTTGCGGGTCTGCTGAATTTTCAGCTGGCCCGTCTTCGGGTGTTTCTAACTGTGGCGTTTGTGCTCGCAATTCGGCGTCAATCGTTAACCGTCGGTCTTGTTTCATGAATTATCCACTCCATTCTTTTGTAAGTTTAGGAAAATATTGCCATCGTCAGTTGGTGGCAAGCCAATCTTGGCCCGAGCTTCATTGCGGCTCATAATGCCACCCGTGAAACCAGCCACCGCTTGGGCTTGCTGAGTTTGCGGGTCAAGGCTCAATAACTTGTCCGTGTTAAACGTAAAGTCATGACCAAGCTTGAACGATAGCTCGCTGGTAAAGCTATCAAAGTAATGCTGTAATGTCCCTTGAAGATACTGCACGCCACTTTGCTCTTGGTTAGAATGATCGTTTTCAACCCCTAAGCGCTCCGGCGGTAAGCCAAAAGCCTTAGCAATTTGTCGGGTCGTCCAGTCATTCGAGTTGACCAGTTTTAACACATCGGTATTTAAGGATAAGTTACTAATGTCCATGGTGTCATCGGTCACAATCGTGTTGATCGCGTTATCACCCGTATTGGCTTCATCAAACTGGTTGCGAATATTGCCTTTGGCTTCCGGCCCTAAATCAGATTGATGGACTTTAATAATCGTGGTGCCATGCACGCCAGCAGTAAAAAAGCCGGTTAGCAATTTATTGCCGGCCGACTGAATCTGGCGTTCATCTTTGAGGGCATATAAGGGGCTAATCCCCGATACACCGTCTTTGGTGAAATATTTAAAATGTAAAATGTTGTTAGGCGCGATCTGACGACTGTTACCGCTAATCGGGGTATAGGTGTAGGTCAACGCCCCACTGACGTCATCTTGTTCAACCGTCAATTGTTTGTTTTGCACAAATTTAAGCGTGTGATTAGGCAAAATCTCCGCAAAACTATTACCATTGAGTAACAGGTTAGCCGCCAACGCATATTTGAAATGGTACCCGTCCATCTGACTATTGGGATTCTGATTAATCATTGTATTAAAGATCGCCGTATCGCACATAATCGGATTGCTGGCAATATCGCTCGCAATAATATTAATCGCCGCGTAAATGTCACTATTACGTAACACCGCCGCACTCACAAACGTATATGGGTCGTTACTTGATAAACTAACCAAGGCGTCGGCCACCGGATCATGCGTGCCACTGGTGGTACTGCTTTTAACGAAAAAACTCATTTAATCACCTCTTTGCTTTTCATAATTAATTAGCAACGCTAACAGAATCATTGCCGTACCAGCCAGCATTAACCCCGCTTGCCAACTGATCCAGCAACCAAAACCAATTACTAAGCAGATTAGGCCAATCACCAACAAGATCGTTTGTACATAATCAGAACAGATCTGCCGCAGTCGCTGTTTTGTAGTAATCTTCTGCATGCTGTTGATCCTCACTTTCTTGGTAATAGTCCATACCAGCTACAAACGCGTTAATCAACGCCGCAATCGGGTCAATCCGATTACTATTGCGGGCTTTATCCAGTTGCCAACCATTGTTTAGCACTTTCAAGATGGCGTTATTGACCGCATAAGCGAGAATCTTGTTGCCGTTATGTTTAATCTTGTCATCGTAAAGCTGATCACGAAAATTACGGGTTGGGATATTCAAAGTCTTGGTGCCTTGTCGTACTTCAAACAAAGGATAGCTTAATTTCTCGAATTTTGTAATTAACGTTTGCGCGTTATACGGGTCATAAGCGATTGCTTTCACTTTCCAGTTGTATTTCCCGACCAGTTTTTGTACAAAATCAAATAGATTGTCATAATCAATAATGCCACTATCTAATCGGGTGATACTACACTCACCCGCCCGCTCCATTGACCGGTAATCAATGCCATCACGTTTAATCTTAGAATCGAGGCCATATTTAGTCCCCACAAACGAATGACTATCACAATAAAACTGACCGTTACCAATTGGAACGAGCCAACTAACCGCGGTTAAGTCATTACTTTTTGATAAATCAATGCCAATATAGGCGTCACGATTATGTAAGTCGGGCACCTTTGCCAATTTACCAGCGGCCCAATCGTCTGCTGAAATATAACTGTCCTCACTGGCTTGCAACCACATATTGAAATTCTTAACCAGTACCGGGATTAGGTTGTTTTGCTTAATGGCAAGGTCAACGTCGGCCTGAATCTTTTCCGTCATGCGTTGTTTAGCGTGTGGTTCACTGAATAACGGGTTGGCCTTAATCCAATTGGCTTGATCGTAAACTTCTTCGCGGTCGTCAAGTTCCCATATTGCCACAAAATAACGGTCAGCTTTGGTTTTCCCCTTTAAAACGTCCGTCAGCATGTCATATTCGGCGTGCATTGGAACGTTAAGGTTAAGACCCGAGGTGGAAATCACCGCCAGCAGGGAGTTATCTTCTTGTGCTTGGCCAGACTTTAAAACGTTGTACACTTTGCGGTCTTTAGCTTCGTGCCATTCATCTAAAATAACGGTCGTCCCGGCATAACCATCAAGCGTACTGGTATCACTGGCAAGGGCCAAGGCTTGTGAATCAGTTTCTAAGTCAGTAATGGCTTGCTTTTGCACCTTAACCCGTTGCCGCATATACTTCGATTGCTTACGGACTTGCCGTAAACCACTTGAAAGCATGTCATAGCCTAATTTAGCTTGTTTAAGGGCGTTACTGACAAATAATACTTGTCGGTTGCGGGCGGGCTGACGTTCTCTTAAAAGGCCATTAGCGGCCATACCAGAAGCCAGATAGGTTTTACCATTCTTCCGGGCCATACTAATAAACGCACGATCATAACGGCGGTTACCAGTAGTTTTTTCACGCCAGCCATACAGTTCACTAATGATCCATTCTTGAAATGGTTGCATGGTGAGTTGGCTACCGTCAGTCTTAGGCATCAATTCGATAAACTTAACCGCCTGTGCCGCTTTGTCTTCGTCATAGTAGAACGGGAAGCTGTCGTCCTTAGAACGGCTTAAATCGCGTTTAAATCGCTCACACGCCCATTTGATTTTTTGACCAGCCAATACTTGACCCGATAACACTTGGTCAACATATTCAATCATGACAACATCGCCTCAAAAGTATCTTCGGGTGTCTCATCTTTCTGTTTATTCAATTCCATGCGGGCCCGGCTCGATAGCGACATGCCTAAATCATTGGCTAAGGCTTTTAAATCTTTCATCGCTTGTGACTGCATGGCTACGTAGGGGTTCGGCTTACGTACACCAGTCTCTTGATTAGTTTGTACCAGTCCGTTCTTACGAATATCATTCTCGCAAGTCTGTACCGTTGCATAAGCGCGGCAATAACTGGCTAACATTGCCCGGTCAAGTTCACTAATTGGGGTATTGGCCTTTAAATAAGGCGCTACCCGTTGCCATTCAGTCAAGGCACGATCATGTAACCAATCTGGCGGGGTTAAATCAAGCACCGGATAATCAAATAACGCTTTTTCAGCGTCTTTACGTTGATCACGCTCATCATTGGTTAAATGTTTCTTCATACTGGCTAAGGCTTTTACTTTTTGGCTCATTCGGAGCACTCCTTTCGTTTAAATTTACGTACCAAAAAGCCCCCACGGGTTAGACCCGTAGCGGCTGATTGATACATATATCCAGAACTCGTTTATTATACCTATATTATCGCACATATTTCTAAAAAGTGCAATTAATAACATGTTTATATTTACACGTTACCCCCTGACTAGCTATTTGTTTAAATTTCGCATTATTAGTAGGGATATTTCACAATCCAGCAAAATTAGCAAAAAATCAAAGCTCAAAAGGGACTTTTATAAACACAAAAGTATGCTGTCCGCTCCTTTTTGGTCGACCATGGCCCCCCATATCAACGTTTCTGGGCTGTCATGCTGTTTTAAATTTGGCGGCGCAAAATTGAGCCGCCAACTTGAATTGTTCACTCGGCCGAAAAATCGGCGCAGTCCATTGCCACTTTTGGCAACTTAGACGCAAAATGCGGGTTGGTTAACTAGGTCGAAAATTTCGACTCACTAACTCAGCTTAACAAGTGTAGTCAGCACTACACTTGCTAGGTCAGCGGAAAACTCCGCTTAGTAGCTCGGCTTAAAGTTCAGCGCAGTATTGCACAGATCTACTACCTAAGTTAAACTTAGCCAGTCTGATTCACTTTAGCGGGAAATTCCGCTCTACTAAAAAGCGCCGCGCCTTTCAGCACGACACTCATTGGTTATTTAGTTTGTTGCTCCCGCTGTTCTCTAGCCAGTCTAGTCTTCCGGTTATGATGTCGGTAACATAATGGTTGTAGGTTGCTTTCATCTAAGCGACGTGACCAATCATCTTTGATTTCAATAACGTGATCGACCACATCGGCTTTACAGATCACCCCATCTTGGTAGCACTGTACACATACCGGATTGCTTTCAAGGAACCGCCGTGACAACTTGCGCCATGCTGACGACTTGTAGAACTGCTGGTACTTACTCTCATCTGAATCGTACATGCGTTTGTGATACCGCCACTTGTTAGTTGCCTTGCGGTGCTTCTCGCAATAGCGTGTGTCATAGGCAACCAACGTCCGACAACCCGGGTGCTCGCATTGCTTCATTGGCTTAGCCATGACCGTTGACCTTAGTTAGTGTGACCACGTCATAAGCATTCATCTCGCTATCAGAACTAACGCCAGCAACGCGATACGTCACCCCATCTAATATTGCTTCCAAGGTTGTCGTGATTCGATCGTCATGGCGTACCGCAATTAGCTGGTTAGTTGTCGCAGTCGTACCAGTAAGGCTAATAGTGTTACTGATGGTCAACGTATACTCACCACACCAGACAGTGAACAGTGGCACGAATTGTTGCTTGGTTGTGCCGTTTATTGGATTTTCAACTGACTTGACGGTGCCAAACTGTACCCGCTTATTTAGTCGGCTTAGATTATAGTTCTTCATTAGTTAACCTCACTTGTAAATAATCATGGCGCAATATTCTGCAGAAGAAGAATCTAGGTCTGCCCCAAACGCGTTACTTGAAAACTTAATGTCAATGACATTGTCACTATCAATCCGGTTGGCTAATTCTCTGTTAATTGCTCGGTCTAAATCTTGTACAGACATTTGCATAATCGTTTTTGTTTTAATCATTATAGTTAGATCCTTTCTATCATGTTAATCATCTAATTGTTCCAACATCTTGTACGCATTTTTGCGTTGTTCTTCATCGCTTAAAGGATTATTCAAAACTTGGCTTGAAACGTTTCGGATAACGTAGGCGTCAGCTAACCAACCTTGACTTGATTTCATAAAGTGATCGTCACTAAATTGTGCATAAATGGGGTACATGAGTTTTAAGTCTCTTACAGTTTCTGGCTCATATTCTCCATCTTCATTTGGGGTAAAGCTCCCAACCAATCCTTTATCTTTTGCTTTTTGAGTTGGCTCACCATTTTGATCTAAAGCACCTTCTTTAATCAAGGCTCTGTAAATACACGATTTCAATTCGTTAACTCTATTTGAGACAACTGGTCCATATTGTTTAACGTAAATGTCAAAAGCTTGCTCAACTAAACTTGGATAAATTACTTTCATTTTTCCTTTTCCTCCTGTACTGGAAATGTTCATTTTAACGTGGTACACGTGGTACACGTGGACAATCGTTGATATAACAACGTTTCAAAGTGCCCTAACGTGGTTCATTACCCGGTACAACGTGGTACACTTAGCATTTTCGATCATTGTACGCGGACATATCCACGTGGAAACTTGCCGTTCATTCTAATTCTTTTAGCTTCCCAGCCGTCCATATTGTCCATTAATAGCTTGATTCGCTTAGCTTCCGAGTTTGTTCGCCCGGTTAAATAACGATCGACTGTTTTATGGAAGACAACTTCCATGATTTCCAGAGTTGTTGTTTGGTTGAGTAGTTTCCGTTCATTACTAACTTGATCTTTTAGCCACTTAGAATGATGGCCGTAGTCACTGACATAGCTTTGTTTTAAGCCGGTACTCATATTTTCCCAATCTGCGGGAACTTCCATTGCTAAAAACGCTTCGATGGCATCTCGCATAGGGTTGACAGTTTCCGCAGCCATCTGATACGCCTTAGCCTCTTTCATGGTGGCCTGATCCAGATATAGCGGTTCGCCATTCCTAAACCAGTACGCGGCTTCCGCCAATACTTGAAGCATGTAATTCTCGTCCGGGTGCCATACATCTAATTTGGCCTTGTTGACCCCACATTTAATTGGATAGAAGCGCCGTTCACCGGTCGCGTCCTTTAAATAGTCGGTTTGGTTAGTTGTGCCAATAAATACGCATTTACGTGGGTGCGGTAACGCATAGCGGCCATAACTGTTCCGGTATGTGTCGGATTGTGCACTAATAAAATTTTTAATTCCCTCAATGTCCGTTTTCCTCATGGCGGAAAGCTCGGCAACTTCAATAATCCAACTACCTTGTAACTGTTGATAATCGTCTTTCTGCTTACCCATTCCTTTCAACGAATCATTGAATTTATCAGGGTATAGATTTTTACCAGCCGTACTCTTGCCAAGTCCTTGGCTTCCCTCTAAGATAGGAACAATTTCAAACTTAACGCCGGGTTCATAGGCCCGAGCAACAAGACCAGTTAGCCATTTCTTAGTGATGGTGCGGGTATAATGATTATCTTCGGCACCTAAGTAATCAATGAAATAACGTTCAGCACGTGGCTGACCGTCCCATTCTACCGCTTCAATACGAGCCTTAACCGGATTGATTGTCTTGCGGCGTGCCTCTGTAACTACCGCGTCGGTAATGTTTTCCTTGCTGAATAACAAGTTGTAATGATCTTCAATATAGCTTCTCAATAACGTGTCATCACTATCATTCCAAAAACCTTTTTTGAACAGTGAATTTTCTGCTTGTGGTGTTTTGACAATTTGTTCCGAGAACTCGTCAAATGCAACTAGCCCTTTCAACATTTCGTCATGTTCCATAATTAAGCGGATATTGTAAAGAGACTGTGTTTTAATTCCATCGTCCGAATTCTTTTTGAAATCGTTCTGCCAATCAGCGTCACGTTGCATTTTGATAACATTGTTGGCCGCTTCTTGGGTCTCTGCTGGTAAATCCATCGCTTTACCCATTAATGAACCCCCTTACTCTCTCGTTTTAAAATGGATTGAAAAATTACATTAACCTCCTTGCTTGGTAGCGCCGGATCAACGAACGAATCATTAATCACTGACAGCATGTTATAAACTGTCTTGGGATCGGCACCGACACCAAACATTCGACCAGCAATTTTAGTTAACCAAGCATTGCGATTGCCTTGGGTTGTCCCGGTTACCATTTCATCTAACAAGCGACCGGTATACTTCTTTTGGCGTGTGGCATAGGCGCGTTCTGACGTCCAGTTCACTTTTTGGCCCGCCAACTTATCGACTAACCATTGAGGAGCTGGCTTAATATCAGCTAAGGTTCGCCCATCTAAGGATTCATACATTTTGCCGTTAATCTCACTTGGTGCAATTACCGTGAAGTCACTCAGCAAGTCAATGCCGGGCCAAACGTCAATTTTGCGAACCTTAGCCCCCGCGTATTTCAAAAAGTAATGCACACCGCCGTTAGCCGTCCGTTCAATGTAGGTGTATTTCGGTAATGTCAGTCCTTGCTTAAATAGTTGTACCAAGCTATCCCGACCATTTTTAGTTGGATCGTGCATATCAATGTCAACAACCAATAAATCCGATAAATCTAGCCGTAAGCCTAAGTTGTAAGTCGGGTGCTTTTTGAACCATGCAAAGATGGTATTCTGGTCACTAGTTGCGGCTCGGTAGCCGGCCACCCCTTTAGGTGGCTTCTTCGTATTCTCAATTAGTGGGTAAACCGCATAGCCTTGTTGGGCCAGCTCAATGGCTTTATCAAGCGTTGCGAACTCTTTCATTTTTCAACACCGCCAAACATATTAAGCTCATCAATATCT